GTATTGTTTGAACCTGTAGTATTTAATGTTAAAGCAAATTTGCCAACTGCTACATTGTCACTTGCTGTGGTATTTGCTTCTAGGGCATCTTTACCAACTGCTACGTTTCCTGTGCCTGTAGTGTGACCTTTTAAAGCTCCTTTACCAATAGCTGTGTTATCTCCACCTGTAGTAATTGCAGTTCCAGCTTCTTTACCTACGAGTGTACAACCAGCAGCAGTTGTTATAGCATCACCTGCTAAGGCACCAATAATAGTGGCATCTGTACCTGTGGTTACTGATGCACCTGCGTTAAATCCAACTGCTGTATTAAACATATCAGTGGCACTAGAAGGGTTTTGGTCGCTTAAAGAACCTGTACCAACCGCTACACACTTGCTTCCTGCAACATTAATAGTTAAAGATTCAAAGCCTATAGAAGTATTACTAGCACCTGTAGTATTAGCATCTAGAGCTGTAGCACCCATAGCAACATTTTTTGTACCTGTAGTGTTTGTTAATAAAGCAGCAGAACCTACTGCTGTATTGCTTGCACCCGTAGTGTTTGCGTTTAAAGCGTCTTTACCGACAGCTGTATTCCCTGCTGCTGTAGTATTATTTGCAAGAGAACTTTGTCCAAATGCTGTGTTACCCGCACCTGTAGTGTTATCTTCTAAAGCACTTCTACCAACTGCTGTATTATTATCTGCTGTGGTTATAGAAGTACCTGCAAGATAACCTATTAAAGTATTTCCATCACCTGTAGTAATTGTGTCTCCAGCAAAAGAACCAATACCAATATTAAAAGATGCTGTTGTTACATCGTTAAGTGCATCATGTCCCAGAGCAATATTATCATTTCCTGTAGTCTTAGTTTCTAAAGTACCACTACCTATTGCTGTGTTTCTATCTCCTGTAGTGTTATTGTTTAAAGCCCTTTCGCCAACTGCTGTGTTGCTAGAACCTGTAGTGTTTGATTGTAAAGCTTTAAATCCAAATGCTGTACCGTTCTCTGCTGTGGTGTTTAATGTTAAAGCACTTTCGCCAACTGCTGTGTTACCAGCACCTGTAGTATTTGCTCCCAAGGCAAGATTACCAACAGATGTATTGTTACTTCCAGTTGTAGTTGCGTCTTGCGACCTAAAACCTATAGCAGTATTACTTGCTCCTGTGCTATTTGAAAGTAGTGCTTCAAAGCCAACTGCTGTGTTGTTAGATGCTGTGTTAAGATTTAATGCTGCATAACCGATTGCAGTATTGTATTGTCCAGTTGTATTGGTCTTTAAAGCAAAACCACCTAGAATTGTGTTGCGAATACCAGTGGTTATTGCTAACCCTGCGTTATAACCTACACCAATATTATATGTATCAACATTGCCTGAAGGATTCATGTTTTGTAATGCTTGTTCACCAACAGCTACGTTTCTGTCTCCAGCAACATTAGTTTTCATAGCATCTGTACCGATAGCTACGTTAGTATTACCTGTAGTGTTTGCTTTTAAAGTATTTACACCAATGGCTACATTATTACCTGCTGTGGTGTTTGCTGATAAAGCATCCTTACCAATAGCAACATTTTCATTTCCAGTAGTGTTTGCGTCTAAAGCTTGAAATCCAACGGCAACATTACTAGTACCTGTAGTGTTTGCTTCTAAAGCTGCAAAACCTATAGCTGTATTTGCAGCAGCAGTAGTATTTAAATTTAAAGCATTTCTACCTATTGCTGTATTATGATTACCTGTAGTGTTTGTTGCAAGTGCTTGATAACCAAATGCAGAGTTACCTCCACCAGTAGTTAATTTTGTTGATGCTAAATAACCAGCACTTGTATTTTCATCACCAGTTGTTAAGTCATCAAAAACTTCCCAACCTAAACCTGTATTATAACTAGCAGCATTTAAAGTACCTGTACCACCATCATTACTAATAAGAATACCATTAGAGAAGTTAGTGATATTAGAAATAATACCTACGCCATTAATAGTTCCACCAACTGCTACGGCACCTGTAGTAGTGACTGTATCGAAGAAAGTGTTTTTAAAGTAAAGAGATGATGTACCAAGATCAATATCTGAATCTGTTACTGGAGAAAAAGCTCCGTCTGCAAATGTAACTTGATTAGCATTGTTAGCTTTAACAGTAATAACATTAGAGCCACTAAATGTAATAGATGTATCTGCATCACCATCGCCTACAATAGAGTCTAAAGATATAGAGCCAACATTAGTAATGTTAACATCATTAAATGAAGCACCACTTGTAAATACGGCTGCTTGAGGAAAAGTCACCGCTCCTCCGTCTGCTATAGTCATAGCATCATCACCATCTGTAAATTCTATAAGAGCTGTTTGTATTGAAGCAGAAGTTTCTATTATTCCACTTGTTTGTAAATTTAGAGAAGCAAAAGCATCAACCATTTTACCGCCAGAGCCAGCACCATCAGCATAGATAACTTTAGTTTTACCAGAAGGTATAGTAACTGTAGCACCACTACCTTGTTTGATAATTATTGATTGAGAACCAGATGTTCCATTTTCTATGATCCATAGTTTTGAAACTGTGTTAGGTGCAATTGTAATAGTACAAGTTGAATCTAGTGTACCTGTGTATTCTAGATACATAGACCTACCTGGATCGGTAGCTCCGTCTGCTATTGTAGTTGTGTGTGTATCAGCGTTTGTAGTTATGCCTTCTGTGCCATAACTAAAAGCTTCTGCGATTAATTCAAGATTGGTGTTTGTAGTATCACCCCATGTTCCACTAGCATCACCAGTAGCCAATTCGTTTAATCTTAAATCATTTACATATGAACTTGCCATTTTATTTCCTCGTTAAAAATTATACTTTATATTTTATGCGACATCACTCCAATTTGGAGATTGCGTTGTTGTTATTATTGCATAGTTAGGATTTTGGGTGTCTACGACCATACCCCAAACCTGAACTTTTTCTAAATTTGATACTAAAGAATCTAATGTTATTAGAGATATATTAGCATCTGCTGTTGTTGTTACTGTTGGATTCGGTATTGATACTCCAAAACCTGTAACATTAAGAATATTGTTAGTGCTTAAACTTTGATTACCTAATGCAGATGTTGCTGCTCCTAGAGTAATAGGTACATTAGCTGTACCAGTAACTGTTTCGTCACCTACTGAAAGAGTAGATGCAACTGCTGATACTCCTGTAACTGCTGCTGCTTGAACTGCTGTGCCATTGTCTAATGCACTTGTTCCTACTAGACCTGTGACTGGTACAGGTAAAGGTTCACCAAAGGTTAATTGACCCCAGGTACCTCTACCCCAACCATTAATATTCGGCATGAACTACTAAGCTATTCTTATAATAGCGTTTGAAGCATCTGCTGCTGGGAATTGAATAGTAAAATCACCTGCTGTAGAAGTTTTATCTGCACCAAAATCTAATACTGCAACAGACTTATCACTATTAGTATCGTTGTATATTAAGCAACCTCTTGCTGTAATAGTACAGTTACTAAATGTTAAATCTGCAAAATCAGCTATAGCCGTAGTTCCACTAGCTACAGGGGTTACATTAGTTAATGCTGATCCTGTTGCTGTATAGTTGGTTCCACTAGCTTCATTAGAACTAGTATATGCAGTTGTAGTAGCACCTAAAGATGCAGAACTTGTATATAAAGCTAGCTTAAAACTATTACCACCATTGGTGAAGTTGTGAGTTCCTTTCATTAATTCTACTTTAAATGATGTACACATTGCCTGTGATATTGCCATTATAATCTCCTAATAATATCAGCCATATCTTTATGACCTTGTTTTTCTAATAATCCTGCCATAGTAGCTCTATCGCTAGCTATAGCCTGTTTCATATACAAGAACACTACTGTTTGTATGTGTTCTTTAAATGCGTGTGCTTGTGCTTTAATCATAGGATCAGCGTTTTCGCTAACCTCTACAAGCCTTTCCATGATTCTTCCTGTCCAATATTCAGGAGTTAATCCTTCATTTTGAGTTGTTTGAACCCCTACATTACCTACTTGTCCACTAAACATTATGTTACTTGTTGCCTTACAGGACCACTTCTGTAATTATCTTTAGTGTTTTTACCTTCAGCTAATGACTTTAATCTTGATATAGCTTCGTTAAATCTGTTTTGATAGTTAGTTAATATATCAGGTTCACCCTTCATAAAGGTATAAGCTTCTATTAATGAACCATATAATAAACAATTTGGAGCATTGTCACTCAACCAACTTGTTCCATCTGCTGTAGTTGTCATAGATTGAGGTCTATATTCATAATGTAGTTCTGCTGTTAAATTTGCATTAGGAGTAGGTGCTAGTATAAATGTATCATCATCAAATCTAGCGTAGTATTTAGGTATTCCTGTTACAGAGCTATTTGGATAAGCCTCTCTAAGAAAAGCTACATCTTTATATAGTAAAAATTCATACCCACTATTATCTATAGCAAGTGAATGTGGTGCTAAAAAGTCAGAAGGAGTAGCTAAATACTGATTACTAGCTGTTACATTTCCAGTTACATTTTTTCTAGAAAATGGTAATGAAACTAATTTTTGTATTCTATCTTCTGTATTAACAATAAACTCGTCTAGATTGTTTACAAAAGTTACTTCTGTATTATTTGTATAATCTTGTATTGCTGTTTTTAATGTTGTAAATGTCCAAGCCATTATTCTATACTCACTTTAACTGTTCCTACTTCAGTCCTAGATATTAAACCTGTTCCTGATACTGGATTAAATCCATAATAAGATGTTGATTCTTTTCTTCCCCTATCTGGTCTTGGATCAAACAATGCTTGATTATCTGATGTATCAACTTCCCCAATTTTAAGTTGTGGATGATCTACATCAAAACAATAAGAACAAACCTTTAATCCATTACGAATACTATCTTGTATTTCATATTTTAAATCATTTAGCTTATAAGTAAAACCACATCTATCGCAGTCTCCTAAAGCTCTCTTACCTGCCGCAAACATTATGAATAAGAACTAAGGTCAGGTACAAATCTAACTGAAGCCTTGTCTCTGTCTGCGTCACTCACGTCATTCCAAAGCTCATCATACCTTTGCTTTATCATTGGAACTCTATTTTGTGCTTCTGGCATTTTGCAAGCTAAGTTATAAGCTAGTGCATATGTTAGACAGGGAAGATATCTACTAGGAACATCAGGGTTATTACTTGCTACATCTCCTGCATCTTCTATTCTTTTTATGTAATCGTAAACTAATGTATATGTTTCTGACGCATCTGGAGTTGCCCATAAAACAATACTATTTGAACTAGTTCCTTTATCTACAAAAAACTGTGTAGGCTTTGATTGTAGTAATTTTACAGCTTGATGATTGTATTCTGTTCTAGATATTCTATTAAGTCTTTGGTCAAACTGATTAGTTATTTCTCCAGCATCGGTTCTAATAAAAGCATCTACTACTTCTAAAGCACTTGATTCTATTTCGTAGCTACCTGTTCCAGCAACAAGAGTCTGTGTACCTTGCTCTATCTTCCAAAGGTTTAATCCTTTGTTTTGCCATTCTAAAAATATAAGATTTAAAGCTCTTTTAGCTCCTCTATAATCGTAACCCGAACGAAGTTCACTACCGCATAGATCATAGGCTTCTTCCATGATATCGGCTAAGTCTAATGTAAATGCTGTTGTTCCACTTGTTGCCATTATTTATCCTTTATTAACACTTCCACCTTCTACGAGCCTGCCTAATTCTTGAGTCAGGATCGTTTCTGGTTTCTGCTGAACTATTTTTTAGTTGTCCTGCTGATCTTGCACAATAAGACTTTCTTCGTTTAGCTGCTTTACTACCTTTCTTTACTGTACCAGTTACTGCTGTTTTTAACTTAGAACCAGGATTTGCTTTGCGATAAGCAGCAACTCCTTTCTTAGTCATTCCAGCAC